CTCTTTCATTCTTTTCTCCTTTCAGTTCTTCAATGTCTACGGCATTTCTGACCGACACAAGTAAACTCTCCAATACTTTCTTTCCTTTGTCTGACAAATACTTTTCAATGCACTCTGCGCACATTTCAAATCCGTCAAGATAGGCTCTCTGTTCGCTTTTAGTTCGTCGTGTCATTGTTCTCTCCTTTTAACTCCCTTTGTTTTTGCCTTTTGGGTTTTAACACTTTTAAATAATATTCGTGATTATATTGTTGTCTTTTTGTTCTTCGCTTTGTATCTTCTTCAAGTTGCTTATCAATTCGATATTGACTTAAAGGAATAAAACAATTCTTCTTAATTTCATCATCAGTCATCATACTGTTTGTCCTCTATTGGTTTCAAAATATCCCAATTAGGATTCAACTCTTTGTTAGCCTTAATCAACGGACACAAAACAGGAACGATATGCTCGTCAATAGGTGCTTCTCTTACTGTTTCATATCTACCCTTTTCATAATATTCAAGTTGACAGTTATAACCGTGTTTTCCCGATTTTTCATCTTTTGACCAAATAGGGTGTGAAAATCGTAATCTTCCAAAGTCACATTTATCACAACATTCGGGCATTTTCATAAAAGGTACTTTAATCATTTTTTGTTTGCTCATTGTTATCTCCTTTCAGTAATGAATTGCGTCGTTTAAATCTTCTTCTTTAAAATAAATTCCTTCCGCACATACCATACAAGGGATACCAATTAAATCGTGTTCGTTTTCATTTAAAAAATCACAAAAATTTTCAATGTCATATAGGCTGATAGAGTATTGCCCGTTTGTATATGACGTTTCAAAAGAATATCGTTCTTTGTCATTAACCCATTCATTTAGTTTTTTAATGGTATCTTCGTCTATCATTTCTGCTCTCCTTTCAGTTCCTTAATGTGATTGTCTAAAATATGTGTAACATCTGCAAGTGCAAAATTATACCACATTTCCTTTGTTGATAATTCAACTCGTTCTTTTGCATTGATTTCTGCCTTTATATCTTCAAATTCTGCCTGTAAGGGTTTTCCATTTAAAACCGCTTTTCTAAACACATATTCGGGAAAGTTATATGGATTATTGAGTATTTCTTCGTTAATCTCAATTATTAGTTTTGTTTTCGTCATTGTTCTCTCCTTCCATCTTCGCTCCACAGTTAGGACAATACTTTGGAAGTTTATTCTTAATCAACCACCAATTTTCTGAACCACCAATATAATCTTGTGGGTCTTTGCCACATTCTGAACAATTACAATTCCATACTCTATTTCCCTCTACATCTGTTAATATCCAATGCCCTGTCTTTTGATTTTCAAGTGCCTTTATTGCCATATCAATACTGTCATCTTTTGGTCTGTAAGATATATCTGCCTGTGCTAACATTAAATCTGCTCTTGCTTCTCCTATATTCATTTTTCATTCTCCTTTCGCAAATTCTCGCTCTGTCTTTTCAACTTCGCATTTATGACATTCCCAAACTTGACATTTCTCGCCTGTATATGGACAATATCCTTCGAAAAATCTTTCCGCCCATAGATTTAATGATTCTTCATCACTCATTCCGTAATATGACATTATTTATTCTCCTTTCAGTTCCCTTTGTTTGTTAGCATATTCTTCAAAAACATTATCAACAATGATACCCGAAACTTCATACGCTTTATGAAAACAATAAACATCTCCTTTATCTCCAAAACAAGCGTCATACTGTACCTTTATTCTTTTATGTATCTCTTCTTTTATTTTTTCGAGTTCTTCGATAATACTCGCTCTGCCGTCTGAATAGCCTTTGTCATACTGATTTCTATCATACTGTAATGCCTTAATCAGTTCGGGTTTGTCGACTACTACACCGCTTTTCTGTATTGCTTGAAATATCTGATTTTCGCCGTCCTGTATAATCTGTGTTGATATATCTTCAACTATCTGATGAATCGGACTATCATAACCAAAGTTTATACCGCCTGTTATAAATTCTCCCATTATTTATTCTCCTTTACAAAATAAAAACCGCTTTGGATATAGTTCTCGCACAACTATTCCAAAACGGCTATTGCCCTTATCAATATTCAGTTCCTAACCTTATCGGATAGTGCGAGTACCGACAAGGGCTTTCTCAAAAGAGGTTTAAACACTATTATATTACACCTCTATCAACAGGTTGTCAACTACGGGCGTAATCTTCAAACGTCTTTTCGTTTTCTTCCCTGTATTTCTGCACCTGCTTATCAGACCAAAGTTCGGGCTTTTCCGCCTGTAACTTTCTTCTACATCTTCCGACGGATTCGATAGTAGGTAATCCCAAATCCTTCAAGTTATACATTACATTAACAAACGGCATACGCACTACCTTCGGGTTTATGTACTCTATAACCTTTACATAAAGCACCGCGTCCGAATTTCTTGTATGCGGATATTTAACTAACATACTTTCTACCAAAGTGGTAAGAGTATACAATTCATCAATTTTCATTTTAAACCTCCTTAATATAAATTTCTGTTCTTGGGTTTTCCTTGTCGTAATGAACCCTGCTTCCGTCGTGCGATTCTATAATGGTGTAATTGTCGTCTTCAAGAATCCCCGCTTTTACTAATACATCACACGTCGCTTCTAATAAATTCACTAAATCACATTTACGTCTTGTAGGCATATAGTAATGACATTCCACATTTACAGGGGTGTTGAAGTATTCAGTAGTGAATAACAAATAATTCAACGCCTGTTTTTCGTAGTCCTTATACTTCTTCGACGGGATAATCATAGGTCTGCCTTTGGTGTAAATAATCTGTTGTGAATTTTTCTTTGTCACGGGTTTAATAGGTATTGTTAATTTTAATTCTTTCATATTTGCCTCACATTTTATTTTAGGCTCGTAGACGATAATTTTATCCTTAATTGAATTAAAACACGAATACGAGCCTTGTAGTGCGTTTAAAAGGGCATTTCTGACTTTGAAGCCTCGGAAATATCCATAAAGTCGCCGTCACCTGTCTCTTTCGATTCACTTGATTTGCTTTCGCAAAATTCGTGTTCCTCAACTACAATGTCGGTAGTATTGATTTTCTGTCCGTCCTTGTTTGTGTAAGAACCCGTCTGAATACGTCCGATTACAATAAGTTTTGCACCCTTTTTGACATACTTCTCGGCAAATTCCGCCGTCTTACCAAAGCAAACGCAATTTAAGAAATCGGTCTGCTTTTCTTCGTTCTTTGAATACTTCCTGTCAACCGCCAAAGTATATCTTGCTACCTTTGTTTCGTCACCTCTGATTTCGGGGTCTTTCGTGGCGCGCCCACATAAAAATACGCGATTAGCCATTCTTCTGTTCCTCCTTTATCTTTTCATCAAAGTATTTCTGAAAATGCTCTCTTAAACCTAAATCTTCAAAGAAGTCGTTATGAAATTTACAGGTTTTTGCGAGAATCTCACGGGTTCTCTCTAATTCATCATTCTTCTTCATAAGTTCTTCAACTGTTACCTTTAATTTGGCGATTTCAACCGCCTGTTCTTCTAATCTTGCTATTAACTCGTTCATTATTAGTCCTCCAAATCCCACGATTTGCCAAAAATCCTAATGAAGTCTTCTCGGCTTCCATAGGTTTCTTCCCATTTTCTTTGTGCCATAATCTTAATGTCTGTTTCGGTTACATAGTGACACTCGTCTATAAAGACTTTTCCTTTATCGTGTAAACTCTTATGACATAATCGGCAAAGCCAAATTTTAAGTCCGTACTTTTCAGAGTTCTTACGATTGAAATTTCCGCTAATAGCGTGGTGGCAATCAAGGTCACCCTGTCTGCCACATATCAGACATTTTCGTTCTTTTTGCAATATTGATTCCATTGTTCTAATGCCCTTTTCATTTCTTTGCTCAATGGTCTGTCCTGTCCTGTGTCTACAAGGTCTTGAATAACTCCGTCTAACAACTGTGCAAATTCTTTGGTAGTGTAAGTGGAAGAACCGAAGTAGCAAAGCAACTGTACGGCTTTCTGTCCGTTTATTTCAAGTTCCCCAATTTCTTCACACTCTCTCCAATTTTCTTTAAAGGCTTCTACCGCTTCGGGTTTAATGCAAGCGTATGTGTACTGTCCGTATTTCTTTAAAGAATTGAGATACACTTCCCACTTATCCTTGTTTTCGAACTTGGCTATCTTTCCGATACATTCCCATAAAAGGCGATTGGCTTCTCCGCTTCTTAAATCCTTAAAGGTTTCGGCGGTTACAACCAATTCTTTGCCGTTTATCTTATCGGCTTGCTCTAAATCGCCTTCTTCCATTTCGAAAGATACGATGTAATTGTTAGACAAGAGTTCCTTGTGGATTGATTTTAATTTGCCTTTGAATTTCATACAATATCCTTTATGCTCTCGTACAACTGTTCTTCGGTTACAACAGGGATTTTAACAAGTTTCCTTTTGCCGTCCCTTATATGAATCCCGTATAGTTCCTTAATATCATACCCGTAGCATTGCATAACTCCGAGCCTATAAAGGTTTAACTGATACCCTAAATAGTTCATGTCGAGTTCCGATGTGGTCTTAATATCGGCAACGGATAGAACATCGTCCATTTTGAGAATCAAATCGCAAGTTCCTGCGAATGTCTTTCCCCCGAACTCCAAAATCATCGGCAACTCGTTTTCAAGAACTCGGAAGCCGTAATGTTTACGCAGGAAATTGAAATCCTTAACTTCATCGCTTCCGTCGTCAAAACCCTTACAGAACGCTTCGATTGCCCTATGAACCTGCGTACCTCTTTCACTCGCTCTCTTTAAAACTTCGGGGTGTATGTCCTTATACTTATTAGGAAAAACCCTACCGAGTAATTGTGTTATGCTTTCTACCTTTACGTTGTCCACAAGATAAGTATGGGATTCTTCGATGAAATCCAACTGTCTCCCTTTAATCTCCATTTTTAACTCCTATCTTGACATAAGACTTAACATCTGAAATCTTTACATAATCGTCATACATATCCCTGTGGTCTGCCCTAAATGACTTTGAATCAAAGGTTTCTTTCGTGGTCTCGTCAATTACTGTAATCGAGAGTTTAGGGGTGTCGATTTTCTTTATGCCCCTTTTCTGCATTTCTTCAAGCAGGGTGGCTTTTAAAGCGTTCTCCGCTTTCTTTAACTCAACGATTTTATTCTCAATGTCAACAATTCTGTTCTGTACGGCTAACGGAAGTTCGTTGTCGACAGTAAACGCTATCTCGTTCATTTGTTACCCTCCAATGTCTTCTTTCTCTGCGTGATTGCTTTCTTTGCCTGTTCCTCGGTAAGTTCGCTTGCTTCCTTTACACCGAAGTATTTAAGCATAGCGGGCATAGATGTTTCATCGAACAAATCGCATATAGCGTCGAACTGTTCATCAGTAAGTTTCTGCGCTTCCGCTTTCTTCTCGGTTTCCTTATGGAACTCGTCTGTATCTGCGTCCTTCGTATCATCAAGCAGGAACAACCCGTTTAAAGCATATTTGCGGGCATACGATGAAGCCGTACCTGTAATCTGCGAGGAATCCATACCCTTCTTGTCAAAATCTTCTCTTGCAAAAGATGTGTTTCCGATTGCGTCTTTGGATTCGGAATCGTAAAGGGTTGCAACCGCCTTAATATAGTATCTGTCCCCTACATTAACAATGTCGTCGGACATAACAAGGATTACCTTGTATTTCTCCCCAAAGGGCTTAAATGCTTCGAGAATACTCTCTGCGTTCCTGTACTTGTACTTTCCGAATGAATTGTAAAGATTCTTCGGGGCTTTCATTTCAAACTGAATCTTCTGTAACTTTTCTAATAATGTCATTGTTTAAACCTCCGTTTTGTTAATAATTCTTTCAATTAGAAATCTTGTAGTC